TTGCTCCGTCGATGCTGATTAACTTTAATAACGGCACACCTACCGAAGATGAGCAGACCTTAATCGAGGCACGTATTGCCGATAAGTTTTCCGGTAGCTCGAATGCGGGTCGGTTTATCTTGGCGTTTAACGATAACAAGGAACTCGCAGCAACAATCGAACCCGTACAATTATCGGACGCAAGCGAGCAGTACCAATTCCTTTCCGAGGAATGCACGAAGAAGATTATGGTAGGCCACCGGGTAACAAGCCCGATGCTTTTGGGTATTAAAGACCAAACCGGACTTGGTAACAATGCCGACGAATTAAAGACCGCTTCTATTCTGTTCGATAACATCGTTATCCGCCCTTTACAAGAGGTTTTACTCGATGCAGTAGAAACAGTCCTATCTTTTAACGGAGCGTCCCTAAACGTCTATTTTAAGACCTTGCAGCCGTTGGAATTTAAGGAGGATGTTGTTGCCCCTTCGGATATTGTGGAGGAATCTACCGGTGTTGAAAGCAGCGGGTTTGGATTTTCTGCCGACGTTAGCGACGAGGTTCTTAACGGAATGTTTGAGGCGTTAAACGAGTTTGGCGAAGACGAGGACTTGGACGAATGGGAATTGGTGGACGAGCGACCCGTTGACTACGAGCAAGAGGAGTATTTGGATTCAATCTTAAAGTTCGCCAAGACCGGTGAGGCATTCCCAAATGCCAAAAGCGAGCAGGACGGAGTAACCAAAGACGGACGTAAGTACAAGATTCGTTACTCCTACGCACCGGGAGCAACCAAGGCAAACAGCCGTGAGTTTTGTAAACTGATGGTAAACGCAAAGAAGGTGTACCGCAAGGAGGATATTATGCGTATGCGTAAGCAGGAAGTTAACGCAGGATTTGGGCCAAGAGGCGCAGCAACATACGATATCTGGTTATACAAAGGAGGCGCACGTTGCCACCACTTTTGGATGCGTAAGACGTATTTAGCAAAAGCCGAAGGTGTAACTCCTGACGCTAAAAACCCGAATGCAGACATATCGGTAAACCAAGCTCGTAAGGCAGGCGTCAAGCCAGAGACGAATAACCCAAAGGTTGCAAAGCGTCCGGTAGATATGCCCAATGAAGGATTCTTAAAACCTCGTAAATAATGGCCACGGCTCTTTTTATCAAGCGTGAGGATATTGTACGCAATACGGTTATTTCCGGTAACGTCGATACGGATAAGTTTATTCAATTTATCAAGATTGCCCAAGAGATTCACATTCAGAATTACACGGGTACGAAATTGTACGATAAGATTTCCTCGGATATTATCGCCAATACGCTTGCGGGTAATTACCTATCCTTTGTAACGGACTACTTACAGCCAATGCTTATACACTTCGCTATGGTAGAATATCTGCCGTTTGCTGCTTACACGGTAGCCAATGGGGGTGTGTACAAGCATACGAGCGAAAACTCCGTTAATGCAGAGAAAATCGAAATTGATTATTTAGTTGAGAAGGAACGCACGATAGCAAAATACTACACGGAGCGTTTTATCGACTATATGAGCTTCAACCAATCCTTGTTTCCGGAATACAATGAAAACGTCAACGAAGATATCTACCCAGACCGAGATTCCCGCCCGGCCTCGTGGGTGCTATAAGGTAAAGAGCGAGAATCTAATTAAATTAAAAAAGTACCTGGAAAATGGCAAATAGCATCGGGTGGGGTAATATCTACTGCTCCTCTTATTGGGGAGATGAAGACTACAATACACGGGCAATAGGAGACGTACCTACTTGCTTTGGTAACGCATACATTTATGCGGATGCGTATGTTGCTCGTGTAGCCGCCGATAGCGGAACCACCGAAGGTTACGAGTGTTTAGTTGTTGCTATTGATAAATTAAACTTTAACTAATGTCAAGTTTTTACGATGATGCAAGTTTGGTAGTAATTCCAAGCGGCTATAAGACAAGCAAGGTATATGCCGAGAAACCGACAGACGGCAGCGGTGATTTAGCCTTCACCCGCACAGGGGATACGGCTACCCGTGTAAATTCTGCGGGGCTTATTGAGAAGGTGCGGACTAATCTTATTACCTACTCAGAGCAGCTTGATAATGCGGCTTGGACAAAAGGAGCTGTAACCGCAACGAGCAATAGCACAACCGCACCCAATGGCACAACTACTGCCGACACAATAACCGAAACGGCTACTACTGCGCAGCACCAGTTTTTTAATAGTTTTACCACATCTGCAAGCATTGCAACATACAGCATTTACCTAAAGGCCAACGGACGAAATTTTGCTACCGTATACCCGCAAGGAACTTCAATGGCTGGCTATGCTACTGTTGACTTATCAAACGGAACCATTAACACAACGGGCGGCTCTACTTTTTTACGGGCAGCTATTGAAAGCGCAGGAAATGGTTGGTATCGTGTTTCAGTAGCGTTAACTACTACGGCTAATTCTTTGGTGTGTGTGGTTTATTTATCTAATTCATTGGGAGGCGTTAGCCCAAGTTACGCTGGTGACGGAACAAGCGGTATTTATGTATGGGGCGCACAGCTGGAAACGGGCGACATAGCAACAGACTACATACCCACCACCACCGCAGCCGTATCAGTTGGGCCAGTGAGCAACGTACCCCGTCTTGACTATTTAGGTAGTTCTTGTCCTCGTTTGTTGCTGGAACCGCAGCGGACGAACCTTTGGACAAACAGCGAAAGTTTTAGCGGTGGTTCCGAATCAATAGTGACCTACACGGCAAATAGCAGCGACACGCTTGACCCCGCTGGATATAACGGAGCAGATAAGTTTGCAGTTACTACCTCTGGAGGTGATGCTCACACTCGTATTACTCGCTCTTTGGCAGTACAGGCGTTTAGTGTTTCGGTTTACGTTAAGGGTGCAGCAGGCCAAAAGGTACAGCTATTTTTAGCCCGTGACGGATATACGGAAATTAAAGGAACAAGTAATTACACCTTAAACGGAAGCTGGCAGCGTTTAACTTTTTCCGATACTTTTAGTACTACCTCTTCAACCGTGGTACTTGGAATTGAGTTTGGATTTACTTCAAGCGATAGCGTTGCAGGCCAGTTGTACTACGTTTGGGGCGCACAAGTTGAAGCTGGAGCCTACGCAACCTCCTACATACCAACCCTTGCAGCTACCGCAACACGTGGGGCAGACGCTTGCAGTAAGACGGGGATAAGCTCACTAATTGGGCAGACGGAGGGGACTTTGTTTGTGGAAAGCGAACTTTCTCATAGTTCCTCATCTAACCAGTATTTAATTCAAGTAAGCGCAAGCAGCGCAGACCGAATTTTTATTTACCGTGAGGCAAATACAAATAAGTTAGGTTGCTTCGTAAGGATTGGAAGCACTACTATTTACACGCAACTCACGGCTGGCGCTATTACTGGAACGGTGAAGGCAGCCTTTGCGTACAAAAGCGGCAGCTTGGCTTTCTATGTGAACGGAACACAAGTTGCGCTTGGAACGTCTACCTTTTCAACACCTCCAAGTATGGGCATTTTTGACATTGATTCAAATTCTGGACTTGAAAATGGATATTTCAATTACAACCAAGCCCTCCTATTTAAGACCCGTCTTTCAAACGCCCAACTGGCAGAACTCACCACGTTATGATATTCCGTAAGTACGAAATAGCACCCAGCACCTGGGCGACGCTGAAAAAGAAGATTCAAAAGACGGTTACCACGCCGGAAGGCACGGAGCAAGTTTGGGACTTGGACCAGGTGGCCATAGTGGTAGAGCTGGGCAAGCTGTGCAAAGCCTGGGGCGTAAACGCCGAAGGTATGCCGGTGTGCACCACGCTAGCCACAAAGCTGTCCGTTGACATAGTTTGGCAAGCCGACGAGCACCCGGATTTTGTCAAGTACAAAATTTGGTGCGATCCGGTTGGGGTGCATAGCCTGGGCGAAACCTTAGACCACGAATACGCGCTGTCTTTTTGCGCTGCCAACCCCGCCGCTGCTTACTGCCAACCTCCCGCACCTATTGAGTTATGAGCGAGCACGGCGTACAGGAAACAGCCCGGCTGTGGCTTATGAGCTTGCTGAGCATTTTGGTATCTAACCTCCAGCTAGCGCTAGGCCTTACCCTTATGGCCGTGAACATAGGGTACACCGTTTGGAAGTGGCGCCGCGACTACGTTAACGACAAACGTAATGCAAATAAGTAAGCATTTTAGCCTAGCCGAACTTACGCGCAGCCAACTGGCACAGCGCAAGGGCATCAATAATATGCCCACACCTGAGTACGTGCAGAACCTGGAGCTGCTTTGTGAGCACGTTTTAGAGCCGCTGCGCACGCTGTACGGTAAGCCAATCCGCATAAGCTCAGGCTACCGGTCCACAGCGCTAAACAAGGCCGTAGGGGGCGCAAGCGCAACCAGCCACCACTGTTTTGGAATGGCGGTAGATATTGACCAGGGCAGCGCCGCGGAGAATATGCGTATCTTTAATCTACTCAAGGCATACGGCAGCTACACGCAGCTTATTTTTGAGTTTGGAACGCTAGAAGACGGCCCCGACTGGGTGCACGTTTCTTTTGATATTGAAGACCTGAAGCGGCAAACGCTGCGCGCCGTAAAGGTTAAAAATAAGACGCAGTACCTAAATTACAAATGACACAGGAAGAGATTATCGTTACTTTAATTGCCTTTGTGGTAGGCTTAGTATTTAAGCGCCCGGCAATTATTCAGGCAGCACTGGAGCGCCTAATGAAAAAAAAGTAAGCGCCTAAAAACCTTATTTTACAGGGGCTTCGTGCCCCTTTTTTATTTTTTGATAAAATTTATTTGCATAATTGAAGAACTGTATATAATATTGCTGCATCCTAAAACATCAATCTTATGAAAAACCTACTTTTCTCAATTAAGCTAATCGCGGCCGGCTTTGTGTGGCTGTACTTTTGCTTTTGGCTCGCGTCATGAATCTAGAATATTACACAAAGATGGCCCAGCTGCACGCGCTAGGCTTTCACAGCCTACGGGCACAGGCTCAGGTTATTGCCGAGGTAACCGGCAACAGCCCTACACGTATTTACCAGGTGCTGCTCTTTATACGTGAGCAAAAGGACATAAACGAGCTAATAGACACAACCGTAAACACTTTGCGCAATGAATAGCCTAGAAACAGCCGAGGGGCACCTGGAGCGCGTAGATAAGGCGCTAAATGCAATCCACGGACGGCTACGCGTAAGCGAACAGCCAGCGGACCGTTACTATATGCTAATTCTTCAGGAAGCCAGCATAAGAGTAGCCAAAGCACGCCACGAATTAAGCCAATTAAACACAATAGAAATAGAATCAAGATGGTAGATTTAGCACTATTAACCCGCACCCTTGACCAGGTAGAGGGCGGTAGTATTCCAGCTTACCAGGCGGTGGTAGATATTCGTACCGGTATTAAAATGCTGGAGGAAGCTTTAGACCAGGTAAAAGAGCAAGCCACTGCCGAAATTAAAGACCTCGGCGCTACGTCTTACAAAGGCTGGCGCGTGGAATTTATGGCTGGTACAGCACGCCACAGTTATGACCATATAGACGACTGGGTGATATTAAAAGGTAAAATGCAGCACATAGAGCAACAGGCTAAGTTTGCGCGTGCAGCCTGGGAAAAAGGCCGCCACATACTTGACCAGGAAACTGGAGAGATTTTCCCACCTTCAGAAGTAAAGTACACAACCGATACAATTAAAATAACTGTACAAAAATGACACCCGACTACATTAAAGGCCACGACGTGGTAATAACCGGACTGGCCCAATGGGCTAAGATTACCGAGGCATCCGGTCCCTCAGACTTTAGCAAAAAGTACCAAATGGATTTAATTCTTTCTAAGGAAAGTATAGACACCTTAGCCGACTTAGGGGAGCGAGTTTACTCTGCCGTGGTGAAGGTGCAGAAGCGCAAAAAGGACAGCGAAGAGCTGGAAAACGTGCCGCCGTTTGTGAGCCTTAAAAGCCAAAACCTGCCCAAAGTTTACACGCTGGACAAAAAGGAGTATAAAGGGTTAATTGGAAACGATAGCCTAATGAAGGTGAAAGGCACCCTAAAAGCCTACGAATACATGGGCAAAAAGGGGCTTTCTTTTTACATTAATGGCGCCATTATTTTAGACCTAAAAGAGTACAAAGGCTCCAGCGCCAACCTTGACGACCTTTGGGAGGGAGTAGATGCGAAACAAGCGCCGATAAATGACCTACCGTTTTAAGAAAAGTAAGCGCGGAGAAATTCGCGCTCACTTAGACCTTTTAGCAGAACTGTATGGCACTAAACGCAAAACAAAAGGGGAACAGGTGGGAACTACTTTGTGCCCATTTTCTGCGACCGATTTGGCCGCAGGTTGTGACTGCCCGGAGCACGGACAGGGCGGCCGACGCTGCCGGTATGGACTTAGTGAAAACCGGTAACTGGGCTTTTCAATGCAAGCACGTGGAAAGAGGGCTAGACGTTTTTAAGACGCTGGAGGCAATGCCTAAAACCACAATAAACGTAGTGCTATGGAAAAGAAACCGAAAAGGGGCAGTCGCGGTATTACCAATGGAAACGATGCTAGAGCTTATATTGCAGCTGGAGCGCACCCGGACGAACGGCTGCGAAGAAAGCAAAGGTGCATAGAAAACGGATGGATACCCAACGACTTTACTAACCCTTTTTTTAACCACTTTGGATTTAACGACAATGGAAAAACACGAACAAACGAAACTGCAAAGTATTGGCGACAAAATCAGCGCGGGCCTCACGAATTTTGAGTACAGCTCTTTAGGCATTTTGCTGACCAGTTACGAAGCCAACGGCATCCACGTAGCCAACCGCGCAATGTATCTAGAGCTCTACGAAAAAGAGCTACAAATAGCCTATAACAATGGACGCGCTAGCGTTATATCTGAGCTCGCAGAGGGCTAAGGGCTTTCCGCTGCAAAACCTGGAGCGCTACCAACTAGAGCTCCAGGCGCAGCGTGAACAGGAACGCCAACGGCTGGCAATAGCTGAGGATAGATTGAAAAGCTGTATGATATTTGTAATGCGCACAGCTTATTGGCAAATGTACCTATACGATTTGCAGACGCACGACAGCGTATTTTTTGAGCATTACGCACCTGACCACAACAAAGAACAAATAAACGAAATATGGCAACGCTGGAGGCCCTAGACGGGGTCAAAGACCACTATACCGCTGGCAACCTATTGCTAGCACAACTAAGCGCTAAAAGCGCTTTTTTTAGCGCCGGTACGTTTTACTACTTTGACGGAAAGAGCTACCAGGTAATTAATGAAGATGAGATACAATATGCAATCATCCATACCCTCAAGGAAAAAGCCACTACCACCAACGTGGGGTTTATCATCAACCGGCTACGCGTGGAGCTGGCAGCGGAGCCAAACCAAAGGCCTAACCTACTCGCATTCTCAGACGGCGTTTACGACCTGGAGCGCGGAATATTGGTGAAAGACGTGGCGCAAATACGTGAGCACCGTATTACGGGTTTAATGCCTTTCACGTACAAAAGCAAGGCAATGCCTGAGCGCTGGCTGGAGTTTATAGAGCAAGCCTTTGCGGGCGATGCTGACAAAGAGCAAAAGACGCTATTCCTTCAAGAGTGGTTTGGCTATTGCCTTAGCCGTGCGCTCAATTATCACAAAGCGCTGGTACTGTACGGCGACGGTGGTAACGGCAAAAGCGTAATACTTGATACCTTAGCCGCTATGGTGCCCAAAGTAACGCGTTTAGAGTGGAGTGAGTTTGGAGAGCAGCGCGGCCTTGAGCGCCTGGCCGATAGCTGGGTGAACACTAGCACGGAAATATCATTCCGAGAAACCTCGGCGACTACAGGCATAAAGAAGGCCGTAGCTCAGGAAGTGCTGACCGCAAACCCTAAATATAAAAAGCCTTTTGACTTTACGCCACGCGCTAAACTGACCTTTGCGACCAACGGGCTGCCGAACATAGACGATACGAGCAATGGCGTATTTAGGCGCCTGGTAGTGCTCACCCTCAATAATAGCTTTGTAGGGCGTGAGGACTGGACTTTGCAGTCAAAGCTATATAAAGAGCTGCCAGGTATCTTTAACTGGGCTGTAATAGGCTTAAAACGGCTTATTCAGCAAAACGGATTTACTGAGGTACCTAGCAATGTAACGGAGCTAAGGGAATACAGGGCAAGCGTCAACAGCTTACAGTCATACTATGAGGAAGCGCTGGTTATGAAGCAGGACGAGGAGGTAACTTTTAACCAGTTTTATAGCGGTTATTGCCTATACTGTGTTGACAGTAATAACCGACCTTTTGCACGCAATAAGATGCGGGCGCTTATTAAGACGCTAGGGCTGCCCCTGGAGCTTAGCCGTAGCCACGGCAACCAGCGTACAGTAAAAGCGGTTAACCATATTAACTACTTGGTTAACGACTTTTAAGAGTAGTTAACCAATGCGAACACCAGTAAATACAGGCCTTCAGCCCTATTTGGTTAACTACTTACTTACTTTTATATATAAATATATATATAGAGTACCTAGCGTAATAAATGTTTTATGCTAATTCAATGAAAGTAGTTAACCATAGTTAACCATAAATAACGTAAAATGCAGTATCTCAGGCACAAAGCAAAGCCTAAACGGGTTAACTACTTTCAGGAAAAGCTATATAAAAGCACAGCGTGGCGCAAATTTAGGGCTGCAATCATAGCACGCAGAGGCGGTGAGTGTGCTCAGTGTGGTAGTACACCGGAAGGTAAGGACCTTCACCTAGACCATATACAACCACTAACCCAGGGCGGCGACCGTTGGGACAGTAAGAATATACAAATACTATGCAGACGATGCCACGGAGCAAAGACCGCGGCCGAGGTTTGGGGGGTACCTGTGTGCATCTCCAATAGGGTTATATTGGCGCCGTCGTGGGTGTAGGTTAAATTAATGGGGCGGTAGTATTTATTGCCCCAATAAAAGCGGTGAAAGTATTGCGTCGGATCGTTTAGGCTCACCTCGTAATACTCCAGCGGACGCGTCTGCTTTTGCATTAGGTAGTACGCCATTAAATAGTTTAGCGGCAGCTCTTCACTGCTCCATTTGCCTAAAGATTGCACGTAAGTTGTACGCCCTGTATTGGTAAAAATACGGATGCCTGGAGCCAAAAGTAAAGACGCGTAGCTGTCGCCGTGGTATGTTTGGACGTTTTGGTTAAAGCCCTGGAGGCTTTTGCTGTTATCAATTTCGTAGGTAAGGCCAGCCGCTCCAGTTGTGCCGTCGTAGGTGTAGCTCCACTTTAATGCCTCCAGCGGCTGAGGGCCACCAAACGGATTAGTAGGTAAGGTACTGCCGCCCGTTTGTATAAAGTCAAATTTGTGGTAAATAAGCCCCAGCCCTAAAGGAATTGGGGTAGCCGGTAGGTGTACGTTATTGTCCGGGAAATCGTAAGCTGCCTGTACCGGTACGCCGCTGAGGTTGGCTATGCCGTAATTATTGTAAGTCCAGGACTTGTAAGTTATGGAGGTTAGCCACGCGTTAGAGCCGTTCCAATAATAGCTACCAAACGGCGTCTGGAATTCCACGTAATAACGCAGCTCAAAATCTATATTGCCAGTATAGCCAGCGGGCAAGCCGAACACTAGCCTTTTGGTCAGGTCATAATCCAGGTGATTGCTACCGTCGCTCAGGTAGGTAGCTGCAAAAATGTAGCTGCCGGCTGCCTTAAAAAGGTCGCCACTGCCTCCAGCTTCGTAGCCGTCCACAATTACGCTATTAAGGTCGGTAACGCTGTAATACTTAGCGGCGGGCTTAAAGGTCAGTAAACCGTCTGCAATTACTTTGTCTAGGGTGAGGGTTGGTTGTGCTGTGGTGCGCGACTGGTAAACTCCGGTACCATTGTAAAGGTCCCAGTACGCTGGGTTTTCAATCCACAAAGCTCTAAACCAAAGGTAACCGTCCTTTTGGTACAGTTGCATACCAAAGGCCACCAATATGCTGTCTAGCCATTCGCGCGTAGTGCGCCACTCAAAGGTATTTTGATTGTACAAATAGTGGTACTGCGTGGTACCTGAGTAGTGCAATATATTACGATCAGTCGGAGCGCTTTTGTGGGTTATGTTTTCGGAAATATAAAAGCCGCTAAACAAGTTCCATAGCCCAGCGCTGCCCAGCTGCCCAGCAATTTGGTCAGTAAACGGCAAAATAGTATTATTCCAAACGTAGCCATTGCTCACCTGGTCTAAGGCGCCAAAGCCGTCGGCAGCTGCTAGCGTAGTAACGCGCACGCCGTTGACTACCTCACGCGCGCCGAGGTCGCCAATAAATACTCCCGCCCAGTTCAGCGAAGGGCCCATTCCGGGCTCCATAGTGCCTCCGTCTGCGCTTACGCGTGCGGCAAAGGCATTGTACTTATTTGTATAGTCGGGCTCACCTAGCGCCTTTATTTTGCTTCCTAGGCAGTTCTTTCCTTTGGTATATACCTTGCAATAATAAACGCTAGCGCTGTCGTAGTTTATGGTGAGCAGCGCAATAAATGGGCTAGGCCCATCCAACACCTGGAGGTCTAGCTGTGAGGGTACTATGCCGGGCTGGAATTTGTCTAGCCCTTCGTACCGAATTGCCCAGTCAACCACTGTAAACTCTTCCGGCTCAAAGCTGGGGCTAGGTGAAAATGGCGGATTAATACACCATATTTCAAAATAGTGCTCTGCCGTTTCGGCGTAGTGTGTAAGTAAATCAGCCACCTATTCGGGAAATATCAAAGTTTGTGCGCGAATTGCTTACAAATATATCGTTTCCACGTAGCACAGTGCGCCCACCGCCTAAGCCAGCGCCGCCTATCATTCCGGCACCAGCTCCCACCATAGTAGGCACGGAGCTGCCCATATCTAAAAACTGGCCACCCATACCGCCCATAGCTTTGTAAAGGCCGCTAAAGGTTTGGCCAAAGTTTAGACCCTTGACGCCTGGTATTCCCAAAGCCATAAGCGCGACGGCTAGCGCAGCGGCAGCGGCAGCCGTTGCCAGAATTTGCGCAACCATTTGTTTAAGGCCATTAATAAAGGTCTTAAAGAAGCTTTCACCGTTTACTAGCGCCGCGTTAAAGCTTTCGCTAAGGATGCGCCCCATAGTACCGCCCAGCTCGTTAAAAATAGCCTGTTGCCGGTTAATATCAATGTATGCGGTATTCAAGTCATTAATTGAAGGTATAGCCTTTTGTACTTGAATTTGCATACCGGCCACGGCGTTGCCCACCTCGTGCAGTCCTTTGCTGGCCAGCTCTATAGTTTCGCTTTTAGGTAGCGCTTTTTGCGGATTGGTTAGGCTGCTTATTCTCGTTTCTAGCCGCTCAATTTCCAGCCGTAGCTCTTTGAAGCGGGCAGTGGTTACGTCTACTTCTTGAAATTCTTTTTGCAGTTCGGTCAGCTTTTCCTTTAAGCCGCCTAAAGTGGTAACGCTTTTTTGTGCTGAGCCGCCTACGTTAAAGGTTTCCCAAACGCCGCGCATAGCACTGCCTAAATTAAGCGTTTCCCTTACAGCTTCTGCGGTGTCATCCTTTACTTTTCCCAGCACCTGGCCATACATTCCGTAGGTGCCGTTTGCAAGTTTAGCAGCCTCAGCTGTGTAATTCATTGCCGCGCCGCCGGTCATTATTGCGTTAGCTAGCGTCAAAAATCCATTAGCAATAGGGCTAAGGGTTTGCCCTACGTTTGCCTTAAAGTTTTCCCAGTTGGCAGTAAACTGTTTACTTTTTGTGGTGGCGTCGTCAATAGTGCCGCCCATTTTACCCAGCTCTTCGCTTGCAATTTCGCCTACCGCTTTGGTTACCTCGGCAATAGTTGCAGCCTCAGCGCTTACGCCGCCAAGTTTTTCGCGAAGCTGTACAGCCGAAATACCTAAGTTGTCAAGGATTAGAGGGCTTTTACGGCCAATACCTGTTACAATGGACTGCGTTAAGTAGTCAACCTCCTGCCCTGTTTCCTTAGCTCGTTGCTGCGCGAATGCAAATAAGTTGCCTAGCTCTTCAATAGGTATGCCAAAGTTTCCCGCCTGGATCGCTTGCTGCATTAGCTTTAGGTCGGAAACCATACCGCCGGTAGATGCGCGCAGCTTTTCCATATCGGCGGCCTCGCCAAAGCGCTGGAAACCTTGCTGTGCAGCTGTCAGCTCGTCGCCGAGCTTTACCGCTTCCATTGTAAAGTCCGCAATAACTCCGACGGCAAAAGCCGCCCCTAGCATATCGCCTATCTTACCTATGCCTTTACTCCAGTCCTTAAGCTCGCGGTCAGCTTGCCGGATGCCGTTGCGAAACTCCTTTGTATCTAAGGTTAGCAGTAAACGCGAAATAATAGTATCAGCCATTTTTTGCTATCTTAAATAGTTTCTCAATTCCTGAGCTTCGGTGTTCGTCATCAAATCTAAGTAAGTCGGTAGGCTGGAGGCCGCCCTTCTTTGCATTACCGCTAAAGTTAGCCACTATTGTGGCCAGCCACCTGGTGCGGCTCCAGGCGTCTTTTTGCCCTGCGTAGTATGCCGTTAGCGTCGCTTCAATCTCCGCGCCCGTCAAACTGAGCGCGTCGGCTTTGCTTAGCCCTATTCTCCCGATTAGGAGGCCCAGTAATGTTACTGGACCTCCTTCGGGGAAAAAGGGGCGTTTAAAAGCGCCGGGAGGGCCTCTACAGAGTTAGCGCTCAATTCTTCAATAAACTGGTCAAGCGTTGGCTTTTCTTTAGTGTTCCAATAGCGCTGACAATAAATCAACACTATGGTGTCCCTTAATCCTAAACCATCACCAACCTCGGCCATTCGCTTGCCAGTTAGCTCTTCAAATAGTAACGCTGCCCCCAACGCGAATTTTTGCCCCTTTTCCATTTTTTAAGCGTTTGTTCCTTTCACCAAAGCAGCGGTGCCCTGTAATTGAAAAGTAAATGTACCGTTGTCTTTGTCCGGCTGTGAGCTGGAAAAAGAAGTAAATACAGCCGTTCCTGTAAGGTTAGATTCACCAACAATTGGAGTAACGCCTCCAGCTGTGCAAGGGGTGAGCTTAACGTACACAGTGGTACCAACCAAGTCGTACAAATCGTCCGGGTTCCATTTTGCCGCGTCATCGTCGCCAAAGATAGCCGTACCGGATGCAGTCCACGCCTTAGCGCTAGGCACGTAGGTGCGCCATACCGCCGCGTCTTTGCTAGTGGTTTCGCGGGTATCGCTGGTAATATCAAACGAGCACTCCGTTTCGTTTGCCAGTCCTTTGTAAGTGGTGCCGTCGGTGCTCAAAAGCAGCCGAAACTCAGTACCGGAATTTGTTGCCATTAGTAGGTAGTTTTAATTGTAAAGGTGAAGTCAGCTATCAATAGGACGTTTTCAGCGTCTTGATTGTAAAGGGTTTGGGCGTTGGTCATCCAAGCGGAAAGGTACGCAGCATTTCCGTTGGCCGCAAGGTACGTGCGTATGGTTTGCAGTGTGGTCTGCGCGTTGTCAGCGCTGGCCTGGTATATATACAGCTCCGCGTTTACGTTCTGCATCCGGTAGCCGTCTTTGGTTTCCGTAACCTCTATGCTGTCCATTTGCAGCACTATATGGTCCGCTGTGGTGCCCTGGGGGGAAGCCATAGCGTAAACCGGTAGCGCCTGGGCAGCGGTCAAAGCGTCGCGTATAACTTTAAGGTAGTTCATTGCAGTGCGCGTCTTAGCTGTTGCTGCCATTTGCTTTTGCCCACGCGGTCAATACGGGCACGCGTTGAAGCGCCCAGCGCCTCCCAGGCTTTGCCCATAAAGTCCTTAGCGGCGTAGCCCTTATTGGTTCCGTTTGCACGGCGGCCGTACAGTTGCATAAAGGGGTAGCTCTGCGCGTCGCCCTTAGCCTTGCGCACGCGCGTAGGGCCTATCCAAACGCCTATCTCATCGCGCCACGCCTTCACCCTTGCGCGGGTTATTTTAATGGCCTTAAATAGCTCGTTAGTGCCTGGTTTGTTTACGTCCTCGTAAGCAGCCGCACGCGCTGAATTTCGCAGCGGTGTGGCTTCCTGGCGTAGGGCACCGTACAATTCCTGCAGCCGGAGTTTTTCCGGTGCGTTCTGGAGCTTTTTGCGCAGCTCGTCAAGGCCAACAATTCCTTTTTGTTTAGGCATTGTCTTTAAGCCTTGTTTTAATTAGGGTGTAGCGCTTGCGGCCTTCCGGCAGCGCGCTTATCACCTCGTACCGCTGGCTGTTAAATTCCAGCTCCCAGCTGCCGAGCACGTCGGTGCGGTAGCGTACGCGCCACAGTACCACGGCGCTGCTTTGCATTTGGTCGCTCACAAAAGCCTCCGTACCTGCGCCCTCGTTTATTACCAGCATAGCATAACAAGCCCCAGCGCTGGCAAAGCTGCGCAGGACTTGCCCGCTTTGGTTTGTGGTAACCGTTGGGGCGTAGAGGGTAATACGGCGGTCTAAGGTCAAAACGTATTTTTGTATCGGTACAGCACGCGGTCAAAAAAGCGGGGGGTAGGTTGGGGCAAGTCATCCCCATAATCAAAGCCGTATTTAACGCGCTGGTAAATAGCGTGCATTACGTCTTTTGGCGTGCTGGTATTCCAGCCAGCCGCGTAAACTACCTCCAGCTTATCGCCCTCAATGGAAGGGGTCAGCTTGCCGTTTAATAGTGTGTATTCAGTGTCGGCAACGCCGTCCACCTTAACGTAAGTTACCGCACCAATGGGCCAAAAGGGAAGATACAAAGTATCCTCCCAATTGGTCACCACGGTAACGGTTGCGACCCCAACCACCACCTGCGCAAAGCTCAGCGCTTCGTCGCAAGCTGCGTTATATAGGAAGGTAAGCAAACTGTCGTCTGCGCTTCCGTCCACTCGGCAGAAAGCCTTAACCTCGGTGAGGTTAATAGCTGCGGGGGTGAAGTCAATTGTAGTCATTAGATCGTAACGTCGTCAGCAATTACGAAGGACTTTTGACGCAAAATTGCGATGTCCATAAAGCGCTCCACGTAGATACGTACAGTTGAAGAAAGCATCTCGGTGTAGGGGTCAATCAACAAGGTAGCACCGCCCCAGAATCCAATTTGTACGTCCTCAAAGTTGCCAAACAAAATGCCGTAAGTATCAGGGCTTCCGGCTGTCTTTTTGCTCAAAGTCGTAGAGTAGATATTGTAACCGTTTGCAGTTTGCACGGGGTCCAACATTCCCTCAACCAGGAAGCGGCCGCTACCAGAGTCAACCTTCGTCTTTTTCAATTTGGCCACTACGTTGGGGTGCGTAACGTAGCCCAGGCGTCCGCCCAATGCATTGTTAGCAGCCAACAAAGCCTCCATATCTACCAAGTCATCGTAAGAGATAGCACCCAAAGCCAAGTCCTGAGCGGTACCGTTCAAAGCGGTATAAATACCAGTAGGCTGGTTAGAAGCTCCAGTACCAACCAATACAGCCTGTTCCAAACCTTTGTTAAAGCTTTGGTTCAGTTGGTTAATCATCCGAGCTTGGATGCCCTGGCTGTA